AATTGTAGTCCCGAAGACAATGAGGCCCGGTGTGATCGACCTGGAGAACGACGAGACGGCGCTGGATACGACGCTCTCGATCGAGCATCTCAAGCAAGCCGAGGCGATTACAGAAGAGCAGAAGCGGGTAGCAGAGGAAGAAGCGAAAGCGAAAGAGCAGGAGCTTTTCGAGCGTGGCCCGCAGATCAATCCGTTTGAGTGGGCTGCGTCTCATGAGGGAGGCTGGAATGATGCCCTATAAGATGTATTGCGATCGATGTGAACACGAAACACCGGTGAATTATGTCAGTAAGCGGGCCATCGTTGACTTTGAGGGATGGCGCGCTGAGGTCATGTTGCGCAATCCGAAAGGTGTCTGGAATAACGGTATTCTCTGTGAGGGATGCTTGCAACTCTTGCTCCAACAGGGCTGTAAGCGTCCGAAAAACGAGACAGACGTACAAGAGCAGAGGATAGGATAAGCGATGAGTAGAGAAGATGAAGTTGCCGTACAGGATATATGGTTGGTGCGCGAAGGTGGTGAAACTGGGCCAGCTACTGTTGTCGTCTATGTGCAAATGGATGGCGTCTGGTATGAGGCAATCCGTGAGCGAGCCGAGGCGAGTTTTAGCCATAACATTACGGCGCATGGACTTCGAGCCAGGGAAGCATCTGGCGTATGTGCCGTTTCCTGGATCGATAAAGCACTGAAAGCGAGTGACCCATGAGCAGAAGGCGCAACCGAACGCCTCGGCAATACAGCGAAGAAAAGCAAGATCCGAATATCGCCGTGGTCGTCTCTCAGCAAGGTGTACAAGCTCCTGCCACGATGCCGCGCCACACCCGCGCCTATATCCAGGAGGGCTACAGAGGCAATAAGACGGTCTTCCGCGTCATCGGCCATATCGCACGCGCCGGAGCTGGTATCAAGTGGAAGCATTATACCGACGAGACGAAGAAACGTGAAGTCCCCAATTCTGACTTGCTGCGTCTTTGGAATAATCCGTCGCCACGAGTAGGCGGTACCGCATTCCGCGAAGCCATGATCGCGTACTACTGCATGACCGGTAATTCCTATCTGCTCGGTATCCAGGCGAAGCTGGTGCAAAATCCGACCGCACCATTCGATGAGCTCTATAACCTCCGGCCTGACCTCACGAAGATCAAGGTAGACGAGAGTGGCCCGCTCTATTATGAGTTCGGCAACTTCTCACCGCCGCGCCGCTATGCGCCTCCGTTCGTGATGCATAATAAGCTCTTCGCGGGCAATGACGACGTATATGGTATGTCACCCATCGAGGTCGCTGCAATGCTCGTCGATATCCAGAAAGCGGGGCAGAAGTGGAACCTGGGTCTGCTCTCGAATATGGCGCGACCTGGCGGCGCATGGGTGACTGATGCGCTGCTCGGCGATACGGAATATAAGGGTCTGAAAGAAGAGATACGCAAGAAGTTCGCGGGCCCGCGTAATGCTGGCGAAACGGCTATCCTGCATGGTGGCGTCAAGTGGCAATCCATGAGTATGTCACCCTACGAACTGGACTGGCTTGAAAGCGACACGAAAGGCGACCGTGATATCGCGGGTATCTTCTTCAACTTCCCGCTCTTCCTACTCGGCCTGGCTGACTCAACCTACAGTAATCAGGAAGAAGCCCGCTATGCGCTCTATACCGAGATCGAGTTTCCGCTCCTGGATATGTTTCAAGATAGCTTGAACATGTGGCTGACGCCGCGTTACGGTGGCTATCTCGGCTACGACCAGGACGATGTAGAAGCGATTCAGAGACGCTTACAAGAGGCTAAAGCGCAAGCATCGGATAGAGCGCAAGCAGAATTTATCGGCGGTACTACGACGTTCTTAGAAGCCAGAGAAATACAAGGCAGGCCCAAGCTGCCCGTCAAGGATTTTGTCGTGCTCAATCAGATTCCGGTGCATGTCGAAGACCTGGACGACTATATTGCGGCCATGAGCGGCAAGACGATCAATCCGCCGCCGCCGCAGCCACAGTTACCACCGCCCAAAACGACGGTTACACAAGTAGACGACATGACTGATCCCACTGATGCCCCGGACGATCCAGGGAATCAACAGCCACCACCACAGAAGAACCTGGATGCAGAAGAGGAGGCGAAACTGCAACAGTGGCAGGTCGAGCAACGGCAAGCGATCGCCAATCAACTGGCCGACTATAATGACCGGCAAGTGACACATCTCATGTGGGTCTGCGATGGGAATCCTTGTCCTGAGTGCAAGGAGAATAATCATGAGATCGTTGAGGTTGGTGATGCTTTCCCGAATGGCGCTGAACTGCCGCCGGTTCATCCGCATTGCCTCTGTGATATTGTCGAACTGAGCGCTGGTACGCAATTCGGCATGAATAGCCAGGAGCCTGGCCTGGAGGATAAAGACGAGATTAGCGATATGCTCAAAAAATATGTCAAGACGCTGCCGCAACTGGCGGTGACGCGAGAGGAGTATCGAGCATTGTTGAGGTTAAAACGATGAACATAGACCATACCTATAAGCGCCGTATCCGTATTGAATGCGATCCTGATAAGTCGCACGGACATGAAACGCATATCATTGATATGGAAACAGGCGAAGATATTACCAATGTGGCAAAAGGCATGATCTACCTGGACCCACGGGAAATAAATGTCGCAAAACTTACCTACTTTGAGTACGATGAGCACAATCACATTGTAGTCAAGGATGGTGAGCCGGTAAGCGGCGAGGTTACTATAGAAAATCCTGAGATTGCGCTGACTATCATTGAGGAATAGGCATGAGGAGTATAGAGCATTGTTGAGGGTAAAACGATGAGTGAAGAAGAGAACGGAACCCCTAAAGTGGCGCTAACGACGACACCACAACCGCCGCCGCCACAAGCTATGCAGTTGAATATGCAGATCGCGCCGCAAGGCGTTGTACTCTCGTTTCCGGTGAATCTCGCTATAGATAACGCGACGATGGCGCAACTCGTGAAAGCGTACCTGCAAGCGCATCCTGAACTCGTGCAAGAGATTGTCAAGCAGGCGATTACAGCGAAGCAGCAGGAACTCGCCATTATCCGACACGTGAATCTCACGAAGAACAATTGAGGGAGGCTAAGCGATGAGCCAGAAGAAAAGAGTACTGCCTGGGAAGAATACCTATAACGTTGAGTATATGCTCGTTGGTTTCCCGGGCATGGCGAATATTCGCATCGGGCATGACGATGTTTCACACGATGAAGTATGGCTCTATCCCAGTCAGGCGCTTGCCTTACTCACATGGCTACAACAGGAACGCGAAGAGCTAGAACGATTAGTAAAGGATGAGCAGCCATGACAGCGCACGAACTCGCACAACAGATTCTCGCGCTCGCGCACAAGGCATTAGAGCAAGAGAAGCGCGTAGCCGTCTATATCGGTGATATTTCGGGTGAGGGTGAAGCTCGCAATGGCCTGGAAGCCATTATCAAGCTCTGTCAGGAAGTCTCACCATCACGCGAACAGGAAGCATTCAAGCAATATGAGAAAAAAGAGGTGAGTCATGCCAAGACTGGCAAAGCTGGCTCTACAAGCTGATTTGTGCTATAATGAGGGTGCAAATATTGTTGCGCTAGGCGGCGCTGCGAACGCCCCTAGCCGGATACACCTGATGGGAGATGTACCAATGGATACCGTATCACCTCATGCCGATAATAGCAACCTCATCCCCGCTATATCGGGCATCTATAAGATCACGTGCACTGCGAATAAGAAAATCTATATCGGAAGTGCGGTCAATCTGTACCTACGTAAACACGTGCATTTCAGTGAACTTAGGTACAATAAGCATTGTAATCCTCATTTGCAGAATGCATGGAATAAGTACGGTGAACAGTCCTTTACCTTCGAAGTATTGGAGTATGTTTTGCCCATGAGTCTAGCTGCTCGCGAACAATACTGGTTTAAGAAGCTCAAACCGTTTGGAGAGAAAGGCTTTAATATTGCCCGTGAGGCTGGTTCTCCTCTTGGGAATAAAAGCAGGACTGGCATGAAAAATACGCCGGAAGCTAATGAGAAAACAAGACAAGCCAAACTAGGCCATATAGTTTCTCCTGAAACTCGTAAGAAATTGAGTCAGGCTAGATTAGGCAAGAAACTTTCGCCTGAAGCGATTAAATCAATAGCAGACGGACATCGAGGCACGAAGCGATCTCTTGAAACTCGCAAGAGAATGAGACAGTCCGGTCTTGCTGCATGGCAAAGAAGGAAGAAGGAGGAATAAACATGGTTAGAGCACCGAAAATAGAGAGGAAGGTAGAATACTTCCCTATTCTTGGAGGTGAGGTTAAGGCACTCGATGATAAGAAGGGCATCATCGGCGGATATTTAAATTACATTGGAAATATCGACTTCGGTGATGACAGGACTATGCCGGGTGCTTTCAGGAAAACACTTTCAGATTCATATGCTCGAAAAGCTGCGCAGGGGCTTGACTTCCTTTTCCCCTATCTCTGGAATCACGATTACAGCATCTTGCCTCCCGGCGGGATCTTCGATGCCGATGAAGATCGTAAGGGTCTCTATACCAAGACGCAATTTAACCTCGATATCCAGCTAGGCCGCGAGCTCTATAGCAACTTCAAAATGGGTATCCAGAAGAAGCAGAGCATGGGCTACAAGGCCATAGCTGTTGATTGGGTCAAAGAAGATGGCAAGAGCATCCGTAATCTGCTCGAAGTCGCGGTCATGGAGGGCTCGGCGGTCGTGTTTCCGATGAATGATCTGGCGCAGGTCGATATGGTCAAGAATAACAGGAGCGTGTTTTATATAAACACCAAAGGAAGCGCATCCGGTAAGACTTCGTGGCCGCTCGCTGAGCGTGGCATATCCTGGGATGGCGGGCAAGCCAAGAAAGATATCCAGGCATGGGCGACGAGCGGAGATTCCGTTGATTGGTCAAAGGCGGCTCAATGTTTCTTCTGGACAGAGAAAAGCTCGCCCGAAAACCTCTCGCAGTGCAAAATGCCATTTGTAGCGAAATCAGGAGGCGAGATGAAAGCCATACCCGCCGGTATCATCGCCTGTGCTGGCGTCATCTCAGGTGCTCGCGGTGGCGCGAATATCGATGATGTGGATGGGGTCAAGAAAAAGATAGCAACGTACTATAGCAAGATGAAGATGACCCCACCGTGGGAGAAAGGGAATACGATGGATATCTGGAGTAAAGATTACGCTGAAAGTTACCAGGATACCATGCAGCAGGATTGGGTAAGCGACCTGTGGAACCTCTGGTATCCCCTGCGCAATGAGATTATCACGGCATTCCAGACAGGCGATACACCCGTCGAGGATGTGCAAGCAGCATTAAAACAATTCGGCGCGGCGCTGATCGCCTATGTGCAGCAAGGCGTCACGCTCGACATGACCGAGTACCTGCAATCGGGCGACGATAATTCCCCGAAGCCTATGTACATGTCATCTGACGATAACCCCGAAACTAAAGAGGACAAGGCGGGCCGGGTGATCTCAGCGGCCAACCATGCGAAGCTGACCGCAGCGGTGAAGGGCATCGGCGAGCACATTATGCAAATCAAGAGCACGACCGGCGGTATTGATGAGCATATCATGAGTATCAAAAAGGTGCTGAGTGCCGCATCACCAGCAGCAGGGCAGAACAGGATTTCAGGGTATCAGGTCTATTCAGGAGATGAGCCGCCCGACCAGAAAGAGGAAGATGACGATAATCCACCTGAGCAGAAAGGTGAACCTTTCGAGGATATCCATACCCTATTACATGATTTAACACTGACGCTGCAAGCTGATAATTCAAATCGTGGCTTGTAGCTTTATGTTATACTAAGAACAAAGCACAACAGGCGCGGCTAAGCCGCCCTGTAACCACAATAGAATAGACGCGAGAAGCGCTGCTCAGTCTACCTTCGAGCGTGGATGAAACGTGATTTTCAACCATGAACGGAGGTAGTTTTTATGAGCGTGGATGTCAAAGACCTTGTGGAACAAATCCATAAGCTCAATAAGCACCTCGATGAGCGTGTGAAAACCATCGAGGAGCGCCAATCCAAGACCGAGACGAAGATCAGTCAGGGCGGTCCCGTTGCCGCTGAAGCTCGCGCTGAACTCAACAAGATCAACGATGCGATCAGCAACGAGATCAAGGAATACCGCAAGCTCGTCTTAGAGCAAAAAGAAGCGATGCTCGCGATGCAACGCCCGCCTCCCACCAACGGGTATCGCGGCTCCAGCTCCGGCGCGTTCAAGCCAATGGCAACACGCGCCATAGAGAAATGGATACGCAAGGGCGGCGATGTGCAGGCCCTCACGATGGAAGAGCGTAGCTACATCGACTTCAACCACATGAACATGGATCAGTTCACTCCTGAACAGAAGGTCATGGTGAGTGGTGCAGCCGATTTAGGGGGCTTCTTTGCAGGGACCGATCTCTCAGATAAGTTCATTCAGAAGCTCTTCCTGATCTCACCGTTACGCGCCTATGCAGATGTGCAGACCATCGGTGGTGAGAAGTTACTCATTCCCTCAGAGGGTGCAACCGATACAAACATCTTCTGGTCCGACGAACAAACAGGCTTCCAGGCATCTCCTGACCCGAACCTGGGCATGATCGAGATATTCGTACGTGAGTTAAACGGCTATCTCAAACTCTCAAGGCAGAACCTGGAAGACTCTGTGTTTGACGTAGAGGGTTATATCCTCAAGCGTCTCACTCGTCAGTTCGCGCAGAAAGAGGGCACTGCGTTTATCCTTGGTAACGGCGTGGCACGTCCAGAGGGCATCTTGACCGTAGCGGCGCTCGCAGGTGGCGGCGGCCTGAACATCTTCTCAGGTACCAGCGCCTCGCATCTCCTCTTGCCATCAGACTTGATCTCACTTATGCACGTTGGCAAATCAGGCTATCGCGCAACTGGTACGTGGCTCATGAGCAACAGCACCATTGGCATATGTCGCCTGTTCGCTGACACAACGACCCGTCCATTGTGGACGGTGTTCGGCGATGAGTTCCGCGAGACCCTTTTCGGTCGCCCGATTGTGGAGATGCCCGATATGCCAAACCAGGCTGGCACCTTCCCCGCGTTTACCGCTGGTCAGTTCCCCGTCATCTTTGGTGACATCGGACAAGGCTATCAGATCGTTGACCGTGTGGGCCTTACGTTCCAGACGCTCAAGGAACTGTTCGCCATTCAAAACCAAGTCGCATTCCTAGCGCGGCAGCGGGTCGGCGGAAAAGTGGTATTGCCTGAAGCGATTTCTGTCCTGAAGATGATCTAAGGCGAGAAGGAGAACAGACACCATGGAAAAAGATGTACAGAAAGAGCAAGTACCCTTGGCTGTGATGGAAGCTAAGCCAAAGGCTGAAGCCCCTGCGCCCAAGGCTGAGAAAGTCGTGGTATTGCCTGGCAATTGCGCGGGCGAACTGGAAGCGCTTCCAGGTGTTGAGGGCGTCACGCACACTCAGTACAAGTGCAAGGTCTGCGGTCAGATCGTCTATGTCGGGCATGAACACCTGGCTGAGTATGGCTTGCCGACACAACACGCGAAGCCTGAGGAGGACAAGTAAATGTCTTTTATCGGACCAACCGGGAAAAACCCGTCCAGGTACTTCTGGACAATCCAGGCAATTGTGCCTGCTACGTATAAGACCGCTCAGACGAGCGCAAGCATTGACCGCTATCGCAATGGCGGCTACGCGGCCTTGACGCTTGAGTTGTGCCCTGGTGCCTGGACTGACGGCACGCACGCATTCGTGATTAACGAGTCGGACGACAACTCAACCTTTACGCTAGTCGTGGCGGCTGACTTGATACCTAATCCTGAAGTTGGCGT